CAGCAGCGGTGTTAACAGCAGTAACGATACCCTTGTTAGAAAGACCTGTAGCGTTATCAGAGATAAATACAGTCTGTCCAGCACGGATCGCAATACCGGTTACATTAGAATCAGAAACAGTAATAGTTGCAGAGTCAGCAGCCGCAGCCGCAGATGAATCACAGTTCACATACTTAGTATGCAAACGACCTTGCTCAGCCCACTTGATCATATCAGAGTTGGACGGCATTTCAGCTCCTACCATTCTTAGGAAGGAAGCTACAGTACGATTACCATAACGCTCGAATTCTTTCTCGTAAGTATCAGGTAGATACTGGTTCAAGAAATCAAAGTTGGTAATGTAGTTAGTTGATAAAGGGACCTGCTCAGCACTTGGCTGTAATTGGAACCCAGGGGAGTTTAATACTGGCATTGTTTTGTTTTTTAGTTGTTACATTTTTTTAATACTGCGAATTTTTAGACCCCTTCCAGAGTCTGGCGCAATCGCCTTCACCTGCATTCCACCTTTATTAACAACCTCAGGAGCTCTACGCTCAGACATATTTATATTTTTGGTCTTTCGTAAAACGTCATCGGTAGCATCCGCTTGCCCTTGCTCATAAAAGAACTTGGCAAACTTCTCAGGATTCATTGCGATAGACAAAGACCTGTGGTATCCAGCTGCATCCTTAATTAGTCCACTGTCATCCAAGAACTTATTAACAAAGTTTAATGGACTTGACTGAGCACTCTTTAATTCTGAACCAGATGCCGGAGTAAATAAAATCGTTTTATCGTTAATGTCAAACTCAAATCCTTTGAAGTCTTTACTAAAAACTTCATCTGTCTTTTGGTCGAACCACTTACGCTTCCGATTACCTTCCTCCTCTACAGTCTTTGACTGTTTTGTATACTGACGATAAGCCTCGAATTCTTCTTTCTCTTCTGGAGATAAGCCCATACCACTTGACTCAAGCGGAAGCTTATATTTATCTTTCTGAGAATTGAAGTGTTTCTTCGCTTCGGCAATAGCTTTCTTTCTTGCAATCTTTACATGCTTAATCTTTGACTCATCATCTAGGTCCTCATCGTAGGTGTAATCCTCCATCAAGACTTCAATGTCCTCATCGTCTAGATTCTGCTGTGTATCTGCAAGGTACTCTTTAAGAAGTTGATTCTGGTCCATGGCATCGTAGTCTTTCCTAAGCTTTAGGAAATCATCAAAACCCCTACCAGTATCCTTCTTGTAATTCAAATAAGCTGCAACATCCTCAGGCAATTCTTCATTGCTCTGTCTCTGATCCATCAACTCATCAAATGAATTGATTTGCTTATTGTATCTTTTTCCAATATATGAAAGAACTTTTTCTTCAGATAACTCCTCCTCTTGAGGAGCACTGTCTTGAACTGCATTGTCAATACTAGAAGTATCCAACTGTACTTCACCGCTAATCTCCCTTTCATGTTTTTCAAGTAGCTCTTTCTCTACTTCTTGTACACTCTTGGGCTCAATCCCATCTAGTGATCTTACTTTGATTTCCATTTAATTAGATTTTATGTTACAAATATATATTTTTTTTTAACGTGGCTCAAACTGTGCCATATCAAACCCATCAAGTGTGTCCTCGTTAGACTCAAAGCTTAATGGAGGTAAGTTATTCTTTCTCTGATTAATCAACTTAGACTGCTCAGAATTCTGCTGACTGATTCGCTTGGCCTTAGAGTCCTCCTTCATTGTATCTCTATCTGCAAGCGCAGTCTCCTTGACACCAGCAATCTGCATCTGATAACTAAACTCTTCAGCCATTAGCATTTTCTTAAGCTCTGCCTCTGCCTTTAGCTTCTCAATATCGAACGCCACCTCTGCCTGCTTAATCTGCATCTTAGATTGTGTATCCAACTGGAGCTGTTGCATAGCTACCTGAGCAGCAAACTCTTGAGACTGCATCTGCTGCTGAGCCATCATGTCCTGCTTCTGCATCATCATCTTCTCTTCTCTCTCCTGCTTCTTAACTCTCTTCATCTTAAGTAGCTGGTTGGCAAGCTTAAGGTTCTTAAGTTCTCTGATGTCAATAGCATCCTCAAGATTGATGTCACCCTTAGACAACGCCATCTGAACATTGGCCTCTAGCTGTGCTCTCTGCTCCTCGTCTGGAGAAATCTCAATGAAGATACCAAAGTCATAGATGTATAAATCCTTGATGTCATTTAAGATGGACACATTGTACTTACCAATCTTATTGGCAAAGTCATCCTTAAAGTCAGCGTACTGAAGAATGTCAGCAACACGATATGTAAGTGCCTCAGCAAGAGACCTATAGATAAATATACCACTCTCAAGGATGTGTCTAGTCGCTGTGTTTGAGTTAAGAGCTGCAAGCTTCTGTACACCAACCAATGCATTAGGGTCAGGATTAGATCCATCCCTAGCCTCATTAAGACCAGTGACAGAACGAATCATATCTAGATAGTGATTGTAGTTAGCAATCAACATCTGAGTCTTAGCAGCACCTGAGTTAGATGTAAGCTGTGTAATAGGAACTCGTGCATTGTTGAACTCACCATCCTGAGTATAGCTTCGACCAATAACACTACCTGTCTGGAAGTATAGTCTCAACGCATCCTCTGGGTTGTAAGCCGCTCCTGTTCCCAAGTCAACCTCATTCAATCCATCTGCATCAATGAACACACCATCTGGTACAGTACGTGCAATGACCTGCTGTAGCTTTAGGTGAGTCAGCTGAATCAAGTCAGCGAAAGGTATCATCCTTCTCACCAACGACTCAATGGCACCCTTGTACATACGTGGTGCTACCGCTACATAGTTTGGTATAGCATGCTGAGATGAAGACTTTGGTCTAACCATGTTCTCTGACATCTCCCACTTCAATAAGAAGTTAGTGCCCATCACCATTACACCATCATACCAAACGTCAATTGTCTTCTCCAACTTCTCAAACTTCCCTTCCTCCATCATCTCTAAAGGAGGATTAAACTTATCATCCTTCTCTATAACACGAGTACCACCCCCCTCAAGAATCTTCTTCTTGTAGACCATCTTCTTGGTGGTCTTGTAGTTAAAGTAAAGTAGTGTGCAGGTGTCTCTACTAAACATACTGTTCTCGTAGAACCTAGCCACATTGTAGTAGTCGTACCAGCTCTGAGAGTATTTAGATATTTCTTCTAGCTGCTCATTCTTAAGAGTTGGGTCAATCTTTAAAAGCTCTGTAATAGGAAGAGTCTTTATTTCTCCCCAATAGAAGCAGTCTTGAAAGAATGGGTCCTCGGTGTAGCTGTACACAACATTCGCTGGGTCAACATAGGACACATCGACACCAGATCCTAGCAGGAACTGATGCCTAGCAATACCTATACCAATTACTGCAAGGTCATAGTCAATACGCTTGCGTGTATCCTGGTAGTGGTTCTCATCAAAAATTGTATTGATAGCCTCCTCTTCAGCTATCTCAATCGCAGGCTTATACTTAAGCTGCATGTATAGTGATAGCTCCTCATCAGTCTGAGGCAGCTCCTCTGGGTTAGTTACAAATGGGTCAACTCCAGTCTCCTGCTGTATCTTAGAAAGAAGATCCTTAGCAAGCATCTGGCTCTCAATCATGTCCTGATACTTACTACGCTTTGCCTGAGACATAGCATCCTGTGCATATGCCTTAACCTTAAATAGTCTGTCATTCATGCCGTTAACGACAATGTCCACAAACTTTGGTAAGATAGGTACAGGAGTCCAGTCTAGATTTAAGTAAGACAAGTCACCATCTACGGCTAACTCATTCTTATATTTTTGAATGGACTGCTCACCACGTGCGTACAAACGCAAGCGATGAAACTCAGCCCACTGATTATAGTATCTGCAATTGCTGCCATCTTTCCGAAACCATTCGTACTGTATGGCTTGACCAACCTGAAGCCCAAATTCAGAAGATGCCTTCTCAGCATCAGAAACGAATTGACTAGGAAAAGCTGTGGATAATATATTGACTACGACATCTTTCATCTAATAATTTGACTTTGATTTCCAGTGTTAGCGTACTTCGCGAAATTAACACTAATTTTCGGTTCTTTTTTATCTGGTAAATATACATGTTTTTGATTTGCCATTATAGCTAACCCCGAACTGATTGATGCATCATGCTTCGTTCTATCATTAATATCAAACTTAGCCCAGTCCTCAAGTGTCCTAATGAATGGCATGGTACCTATCTCATCAGCAGGTCTATAAGTAGATGTCATATCGAACCCAACAAACTTCTCGATGTAGGACTCAATTGCAGAGGCGTGGGCCTGCTTAACTTCTTCAGATGAGTTAGGTATACCCCCAAGCTCACGCTCTGTCTTGCTGAGCTTATTTAGTACCCTGTCGGGCCTGTTCAATGAGAACGCTCTGTAGCCCCTGTTCTTAAAGTGGTACAGTATACGTGCCTTGTTGTTCTCTGCAAGCACTGGCATACCATAGAAGATACATGCCATCAGCACATCCTCGAAGAATATCTCAGCAGTCTGTGGTCTAGCAATGTACTCTAAGAAGAACTGGTTGGCAGGAGCATCGTCCATGTGGTACTTAGTCATACCATGCAACGATCCATTAGATCCTCTCCCACCTACTACGGCAGAGATATCATACGGGTCACAGCCAAATGATCCAAGGTGTTCATTGCCAGGGTACTTCATTCCATTTCTGGTTATCACATTGTTCTGCATATTAGTAGGAGGCACCCAGCTAATTAAGAACCTGCCACGCTGGTCAGGTGTCCATATAACCTTAGTGTCCTTCTCGCCATCCTTCCAATGAAACCCACCACGTGTAACTAACTGACCCTCAATCATGGAGTCATTGTAGTCTATCTGCTGATAGATCTTGGTTAAGTTAAATATAGATGACTTACTCTCGTCCCTGAATGCATGGCTCTCCGTACGAGGGAACTGTCTATAGAACTCGTTGAGGGCATCGGCATCATTCTTCAATGAGTCCACCTCAGCCTCCCAGTAGTCTATAGCACCGTTACGAATCATCTGGTTGTCAACACCCAGGATAGGAGCAGCAGGCTTTCTAAGTATAGGCATACCGTACCTATCAATGAATCCCTCCATGTTCCACTCCATCGGTATAAATAGAGAGTATAGTCCACTCTTAGTCTGTCCATTCGCATTCCTGTTTAATACATTTGAATCCTCGTATAGCTTTTTGTAGTTGTCTCCACCCTTGCTCAATGCATTCGATGTAGATCCCATCATGCACTTGCCAATAATCTTACTACCCACCCTTAGACAGGTCTTAGTTACTCTCCAGTTGTTGAGGATATTGTTTGGCTTAGTCCACTTAGCACTCTCATCATGTGCCAAGAATAGTAGCTTCTCACCATCGTAAGAGTTCTCCTCAGTGTTCTTCCAGTCAATGGTGGTATCGAGGCCAAGCACATCATTGTCTCCGACAGTGGCCATGTTCTTCTTAGTGATCTTAGATGCAGGTACCCGGTACGCAAGCTCAGTCTTTGGCTTGTCCATACCATCCATGATAGGTCTAAAGAAGAATGGCAGCCTGCTATTTATAGGTACCACCTTGTCAGTGAACATCTTCTTAGCATCGGCACCTGTCTTAGATAGGATACCAACACGAGAGTCACGAGCAAGAGTGGCTATGTTAACGCACTCTGATGATGACATGAACGAGAACCCTGATCGTCTAATCTTTAGGTAGATCATACCAAATGCTCTCATGTCTGCCTTGCATGCCTCCCAGAAGATAAAGAATATCCTGTTGGCCTCACGATAGTCTGCGTACCCTACGTCAATGCTGGACCACTGCAAGTACATGTAGTGAGATCCTGTCATGTACGTTGGCGCACCATCATTCATGAACCACATTCCATCCTCACGCCTATTGAACTCCTCCTCAATGTAGTCTACCCAGCTGTCCTTAAACTCAGCAGGCATCTCATTCCAGTGAAAGATTGACTGTATCTTTGATAGCTCCTTTGGCAGCTCTTGTCTCTCCCAGTACTGATCCCTAACGCTCTTGCTCCTTGAGAAGCATTCTTTAGGTGCCTTAGGCAAGGCAATATATAGCCCTGAGATATTTATGATATCACCTATCTCTCCGGTCCTAGATATAACGACCATGTCGTACTGCTCATTGTAACCGTACAGCCATGTCCTTCCGCTGTTCTTCTTACTAAGAGCATTCTGAGGAACGTAGTCCTTAACGATTCGATATAGACCTTCGCTCTGCAAATCCTTGTTTGGTTTCTGTTCTGTTAACTCCCTTATCCAACATCTCAAGAGCTTCACGCTCAGCCTCTATCCTATTGAGAATCTCAAACGCATCAAAGATGGCTAACTTCTTTGTAGCTGCGGCATTCTTTAATCTGTCAGCAGATAGCTCATCCTCATTGTCATGCTTGATGATCGCCTCCTTGGCCACCATAATAAGCTGTTCTACAGCCTGGTGCCCTGCCTCAATTATCTTTAGCTTTATCTCTCTCATGGCTTTCTATTTAAGAATATAACCTGTACCAGACGAGAAGACTCTCCTTCGCCAAAGTTCTCAAATATGTTCCTGCTGTGTCTAACCTGTGAAGTAAAGCAGAGCATCCGATTGTACTTGGAGTACACCACACAAGATGGTTTATCATCTGAGTCGTACATCGTTGTGCCATCATTCTCTGGATGCACCTTGCTAAGATAAAGAATTACAGTTAAGTCACCCATCATCTCATCAGAGTGAATGTAGTTTGGTTCTTCTTGACCATAAGGAGACATGCGTACAAAGTTGTGTGCAACATCAAACTTAGCCCCGAAGTACTCCATTACAACTTTAGAGAACTCATCATCTTCTCTTGGTTGAATATTCTTGAATGCCTTGTCCCCATCTGGGATATCAATAAACTGATTAGAATAAATCTCTTTGACGTATCCATCAGGATTTGATAGAATATCGTCCTTAACAAATAAGTAGTTCATAGCTTGATGGTTATCTGGTGGTCATACATCCTGTACAGCTTCTCTCCATCCACATCAAACTCATACTCACTGTCAGGCTTGAAGCAGACCTTGTCACCTGCCATTACCCCTTGCGATACAAGGTACTCGTTAGGGTAGACCATCTCACCCATGAGTGGCTCGTGAGTGAATGGCTTCTTAATATACGAATCAATTGCAAGGATTGGCTTCACAAAGCAGTACCTGTCATAGGTATACCACCTATCGCCCCTGCGGTATAGGTAGAACTGATCAGGCTCAATGAAGAACTTATCGTCTCTAAAAAATGCACGACCACTCTTACGTCTACCCCTAATGTCGTTGTAGAACTTAAAGGCATTGTGGTGTACTAGTAGTATATCACCTACCTGAATAGGACCATCGTATCCGTAGGGCACCTCAATCACCTCACCATATCTATTAGAGAACTTGTGGTCCTCCTCTGATGTGTTGACAATGAACTCAATGCCACCAATATCCTTGGTGTTGTTGTACCGCTCACCCTTCACAGGTGTTACGATAAAATCAAATGGGGACTGCATTAGTAGTTTATATTGTATTCAATTGCAATAGGCATCGTATAGTTGAATTCCTTCCACATTACCACCTCCTGCTTATCGTTTATAATATAGATCCTAATTGATCCTGTGTCTATGACAAACTTGATGAGATGAATCTCATGGCTGTCACCAAGGACCTTCTGCCCCACAATGTAATGCATTGAGCTGCCCTTGTAATCTGGGCCTACCGATATCTTTCTTATGTCCATTAGATTAAATTTAATTCAATTTACTACCAGACTACTCCGGCAGTATCTGTTCCTGTAATTCTGTATATGTTTCCTGCCACCAATCCACCTGCCTTTGCTGCTGTGTTGTTAGCGTATACAGGCACTGTAGGAAGCGGCATTGATAGAATGCTTCCGATAGTATAGTTCTTAGTAATGTTGCTGTCCTGAGCATCAGTACCGATTAACTTATCGGTGTATGATAGGGTAGCATCTGTAGAGTATGAGCTTATCTTTGCCATGATTATTCTTCAGTTACAGGTGGCTCAGGAGATGGTGGTACAGGTGGTACATAGTCACCAGTAATGGTTAGGTTTAGCTCTGCTGCTACCCAGTCCCATGCGTAGGAGTCCACTTCCCATTGAGTGTATGCTTCACCAGTCATGCTCAAGTTTCCTTGTGCCACTTGTTGACCTACATTACCCTCAGCTGTTTGAGATAGTAGTTGATAATAGAATGTCGCACTTGTTCCTAGTGTAACATTTACAGCGTAAGCGTTTAAGATAGTTGCCTCTACTGTTTGTCCGTTGTCCCAGATTGAGACAGGTTCGATTGTTTTCATTTGTTTATTTTTTTTAAAGGTTCTACAATTACTTTTCCATTTTCATCTGTCCAATCAGTATCAATCATGTGTTGGTCATGTCTTTCACCTACCACTAACCAAGATACTGTATCGGTACATTCAGAATCTTCTGACTCAATTATTAATATATTAGAATCTATTCTGCCTTTTATCGCAGTCCATCCGCCTTCATTTGAAGTAAAACATTGAACATTCCCATTTAAAAGTACAAATGTTCCTTCAGTCATTTTTGAGGCTTGGTCTAAATTAATTATTGCTTTACCATTTACTAATTGTATTTTACCTCTATATATGTTATCGGCTTGTGGTCCTTCTATAAATGAATGGACTAGGTGGTGTGTATCTTTTTTAGATAGTAAAGGGTGGTCTATTCTAAACGAACCCGAATTTTTTGATAGTGCTCCTGCAATGTTAAAACTATCCGCCCCATTACAACTAATTGAAACTGCTTGAGCCGCATTTGCAGAATTGTGTAAAATTATTTGACCACCTATTCTTGCAAAACCATTTATTTGTAGATTTGCTGATGAACCTGACATCCCACTTATACTACCATTAATCCATACATAGCCTGTGGAAGTGATGCGCATTCGTTCGACTTGGTTTGTACCAAAGGAAATATCAGTATTCGTATTGTTATATAAAACTGTAGCATACCCAGCTGCCCCAGGCAAAAGACTACCTCCTGTTGAATTATTAATTCCAAAGATTACATCTCCTCCTGTGTTTAATATTCGCTGATAAGTTGCTCCACTTCCTGTTGAAATATTAGTTAAATAATTTGTACTACCAAAAGTTCCTGTTCCACTAGCCGTCACGCTGCTTGAAAAGGTAGCTGCGCCTGTGGAGGCTATGGTTAAATACCTTGCACCAGCCGTATAATTATACACATTCCAAGAATTATCACTAGTGCCAAAATTAGTGCCAAATGCCCATTTACTTGTACCACTTTCTTGAGTAACAATACCGCTTGCCCTATTGTTACTTGTTGCGTTACAATATGTTATTGGATTTAAGGAATTTATAATTAAATCTCCAGTAAAGGTAGCTGCGCCTGTTGTTACCGCTAGGCTTAACGCTACTACAGAACCTGTTACAATTTCAAAATTATTGCTACCAGTATATGGCCCCATGCCAGCAGTCCATTTATTTACTGAGCTTCTGTTAAAGTATAAATAGGCTCCTACTGAATTTAAAGCACCAGTTGTATTAAAACCAATCTGAGCATTTGATGCATTGTTAATAAAAACATCTCCGTTTGCCGTCACACTACTTGAAAAGGTAGCTGCGCCTGTTACAGTCATTGTGCTATTAAACAATTTTAATATTTCAACCAATCCACTTCCTTGTCCAACTAAAAATCTCATAGCCATTCTATCAGGACTAGATGCTTCATAGTTTGCAGAAATTCTTGCAGTTTGAGAAGTACCCCCACTTTGAAAATCATAAGAAGCACCTGAAATAGAACTTCCTGAATTATATGCTAAAAAGTTTTGGGTAATATTACCTGCCGAGTTTGTTTGTCCTGTAATTAGTCCACTAAACGTAGCACTAGTCCCGTTTAAAGGACCTGTCAAAGTTCCACCTGTCAAAGGCAGATAGCCTGATAAACTTGAAGTTAAAGCAATTGTTCCATCTGCATCAGGCAAAGTAAAGGTTCTTGTAGCAGATGCAGTGATACTATTCAAACTAAAAATAGCACCACGGAAAACACCTGCCCCTGTTGTCTGATAAAAATTAAATTGATTAGTTGTGCCTGAACCTATAGTCCCATATCCATTTACTAAACTAAAAATAGCATCGCTTCTTAAATTAATCTGTCCTGCATTATTAGCTGAACCCGTAGCTCTTATTGTGTGTGCTGTGATATTATATATACCTAAATCAACATTTGTTGTTGCGCCAGTGTATGGGACGTATCCACCTGCAACTGCTGGAGCAGCACCAATGTCTGAGAGGAGTTCTGCGCCTGTACGGTATTTAATAATCCCTGTGTCTGAGACTAGGAACTTATCAGTATCAGTAGTGGCATTAGCAATAGTGTTTACATCTAAGCTTCCTGCAATGCCCACATCCCCATTGGCACCTAAGTCAAAGTAGTTTATTAATTCCGATGTCCCCGTATTCTTGCTCATTAGTTATTATTTTCTATGTTACAGTTAATGTACTAAAAGACCCAAATGCGGACCATGACCAATTTACCGCAGAGCCTTTATTATTTTGTATAGTAAATGTAAAACCTGAAGTTGTATTTGTAGTTCCTACACCAACAACTTGGTCACCGTATGAAAATGTTGATATAACAGTTGGAGTATGACCTGAGCCATCATTAGTTGTACCTCCTAAGAATATACTTTTTGAACCTGAACCTGTTGTACCACCTGATTCTGATGAAAACCCTAGAAATGCATGAATATTTCCAGAATTAAAAGATACTGTCACTGTTTTAGTTGTGCTTGCAGGAACACTAAAAGTTCCTCCAATCATATTAGCATAACTATTTACTGTTAAATAGCCTGCTATATTTACATTACCATTTCCTAATATTTGTAATGCTGGTAAGTTTGTTCCTGTTCTAAAATCAGCAATAGTATAAGCAGATGTAGTTCCTCCTGTTTGAACCCATAAAGCTGCATTCGTTGAACCTGTTTGAACTTCTAATTTACGACCACCATCCGTTGTCGTTCCAATCAGCACGTTGCCGCCTGAGGTGATACGCATTCGTTCGGTAGGAGTAAAACTTGCCCCAGCACTTCCAGCACCATTATGAAGAAACTTATGACCTTCACTATCTTGAATATAAATTACAGAAGCACCTGTTTGAACATATCTCCAGTTTGTTCCATCCCAATAAGTATTATAGCTAATAGAATTACCAACTGAAGTAGAATTATGTAATGCCATTGGATATGCGCCACCATATATTTCAAGTGTAGTTCTTGTTGAACTTGTAGACCATGCACTTCCCGCATTATTACCCATAACAACGTTTCCGCCTGAGGTTATACGCATTCGTTCAAGTAAACCAGAACCCCCGTTAGTAGCAAATAGAATATTACCTGTAGTTGTTGAAGAATCTCTTTGAGCATATATTTGAGCATTTCTATTTGAACCATCCATAAAGGCAATGATTCCAAGATTTGCAGCTCCTGTTGTTGATGGACTTTGTAATTCTATAACTCCAGCTTCTCCAGATGTTGTACCTCCTCGTATAGTTAATGTTCTCCAACCAAACCCAGTAACGTCAGGAGTAGTTGTTCCAATCCCAACATTGCCTGAGTTATTAATAGTCATTGAAGGAATCCAAGAAATAGCATTTCCAGCAGTTCCTGATACACTTCTATTAAAAGTAAATGCACCACTAGAAACTACAATTTGACTAGCTACATTTGTTCCAATATATTTCCATCCTAAATTATAATAAGCATTTACAGAAAATCCTGTTTCGTATCCTCCGTACTCATAAATACTAGCAGATTTTACTTGTAGAACATTTTCTGTTCCACTCGCCCAAGAAGGAAAACTTGTAATACCTACTCCTAAATTCCCACTAAACCGCCCAGTTCCGTTGACATCTAAGCGGAAGCCTGCGTCTGTTGTTGTGCCTATTAGGATGTTGCCTAATGAATTAGCAATTAGCCGATAGGCATTATTAGTCCTATCAAATATTCCAAAAAATTTTACTCCACCCGAATTAGAAGAATATAATTGCCATATATGATCTGAACTACCAGTTCCTCGAAATGTAATACCAACAAATCCAGTACTGGATTCTAAAGTTAATGGTGTGCCTTGACCAGAGACAGGACTCGCAGTTCCGATTCCTACGTTACCCGTTCCATTCGGACTCAACACTATATTACCATTGCCCCCTGCCGTAGCTAGAGTTAGGTTACCTGTACTTGTCCGAATGGTTTGCGCTCCGTTGGATTGTAGGATTCCTGTCGATGCTATTCTCCAAGATTCAACTGAATTAGTTGTAATTCCTGTTGATGCATTTCTGTTAGCGCGACCAAATTGCAAAGCCCCCGATGTATTTCTAATATATGACATTGGAGTTGATGCATCAGCAGTATCTGAATCATCAAGAACAATAGAACCTCCACTACTATCTCTTTGATAAATGCCTGTGCTACCTGCAACATCCAAATTAACTTGTGGAATACTTTTATTAATACCTAAATAACCACTTCCATTATTCCAAAATAAATTATTACTCCCCCCAATAGTATTCGCAGCCGTTCCAAAGGCTACTTGGCCTGTGGCTAGGGTTCCTGCGATAGGGTTAGTAATCCCAGAGGTGTACTTAATGATGTCTACAATGTTGCCTGCCATTGTCCCTACAGTCAGTACTACAGTCGTGCCGTCAGTAGCTGTGTAGTCAGACGATGTCAATCGAACACCATTGATGAATACGTCCACAAGCCCAACAGTGTACCCACCTGTTACAGTGAACGTAGTTTGTGAAGCTGTAGCAATGTATGTCTGTATCTCTCTAGCAGATGGGTTGACCCCTACAGTCCAAGACCGGTTTGCTGTCAAGTCATACGTAACGCCATTAATACTTAATGTCCTAGCATCAGTTACAGGAGTGTAGCCCAACGCTGTAGTGACATCAAGGCTAGTCAACGTAACTGCTCCTGTTCTAGTGTTGAAGCTAGTAACGCCTCCTTGGTACTCAGGGATATTAAGAACGCCTGTAACGCTGCTATAGGTAGCAGGGCCACTAGTGCCTGTTGTTGTTAAACTAATCGCTGCTCTACTTGTAGATGTTACTTGGCCAAGCGTAGCAAACTCATTGTTATTGACAGCATTGCTACCAATCACACGTCCCTTGAAGTTAGCAACCACACCTGCTGGTAGGTCAGCAATGGCTCCTGTTATAGCGTCTACTACACCGTTAGTCTCTCCAACAATAATGCTTGAAGCGAACTGCTGTACGCCTGTGTTGTATGCGTAGATAGGATATCTGCCTGTAGGATTATTTGCGTAGTAGTCTAGAAGGTTTGTGTTTACAGATGCACTTAAAAGTCTATCTCCTGTAACAAGCACACCTCTAAAGAATGACAATGGAGTCACAGAGAATCCACTTCCATTCCTGTTAAATGTATTGACAAAGCTCCATGTAGCCTCACCACTTGGCACCAACTCATTTTGATTGTAAGCTACCTTCAGACCGTAAATGGTATCTGTGCCAATCTTAAAGTTTAATACATCACCGCCCCTAAGAATAGTCTTCAGTCCAGTTATGGTCTGGTCAGTGGCTAGTGTTACGTACCCACTCAAGTCAGTACTGTAGTTAGGAATATTTAAAGTGCTTCCTATTAATGTAGAAACGCCACTAGTCCCTGTTGTAGTTAGTGTTATAGCGTTCTGCTTACCATTGAATACAGCCCAATCAGCTGCACTCAAAGCACCTCTATTCACAGCTGATGCTGTAGGTAAATTGAAGGTATGCGTTGCTGTTGCGCTCGAAATGTTAAAGTCAGACCCACTTGTGCCTGTAGCTAAATATTGAACCTGCTTAGTAAGTCCGTTAAGAGTAGTCAACCCTGTGGTGAACGTAGTAATGATTTGGCAAAGGTGACTATTCTCAGTATGTAGCGTAATTGTTCTTCCTGAGTTATTGACATACACTCTAATAGCAAGTCTATCAGTAATAGCCAACACAGTCTCAGGAACAGCCAGTGGTGAGAAGTAAGGATTGATGATAGTTCCAAAAGCAATCAACTCAGGGTTAGCAGAGTTGTCTGCAATCAAAGTGAATGTGGTACCATCGTACTTATACAACTCAACATAGAATGATGGAGTCCCCCCACTAGATGATGCAGAGAAATAAAGCTCAAAGTTCCAGTTTCCTGCTGGAATTAATAATGATTCAGGGTCATTGGCATCAGTAATAAACTGAGCAACGTATCCATCTGTAGCAATATTAAAATCAGTGCCAGCTCCAAATACTGGAACCTTACTCATCTCATAGTACGTGTTGCCTGCAAATGTCCCTTGATTTATAGAGCCATTTAAGTAGTAAGATACAGATGAGCCTCCGCCACCTCCGCCACTTGGAAAGTCTCCAAGAGTACCATCACCTCTTACATACTGTGAAGCTAAGCCGGCCCCCACAACAGTTAGTGTACCAGCACTTGTTACAGGGCTGTTTGATACAGTAAATGCAATAGGCATACTAAGCCCTACACTCGTAACTGTACCTACAAATTGGTCAGTGTACTGAGGGATATTTAATGTATTGCCAATTAATGTTGCCGCTCCACTTGTGCCTGTTGTAGTTAAAGTCAAAGAACCCTGTGCTCCAATGTCACTTAGTAACTGAGCACCTGTTCTGTACTTAATTATTCCTCCATCACTTACAATAAATCTATCTGTATCTGTGACAGCATTAATAATTGTATTTACAAATAAGTCTCCACTAATAGTTAGCTTATGACCAGTCTCTACAGTACCTGTACCTAGAATTAGATTACCATTAGCAAACATCCTAGATACCTGAGTTCCAGCTATAGACTGAATAATCAATCCATCAGTGTAGCTATGAATAGTTGACCTCGGAGAACCGAAGTTGTTCATCTGTATAGTGTACGCATAAGCAGTCAACCCACTATTCGTAAAGGTTACTGATCCACCAGTTGCACTATTGTACTGAAAGTTAAAGTTGTCTGATCCATAGGATAGTGGGCTATCGATCAAAGATGTAGCACCACCCCACATTGGTAGCGTATGAATAGTACCAGTCCCAGTTACAGGATTGGTTAATGCGTTCTGCTTATTGTTGAATGTGTTCCAATCAATGCTCGACAGATACCCATCAGAAGCAACTCCTGATTGCGTGATCCCAATTGTGCCAGAACCAGTAATTGTACCCCCTGTAAGCGGTCCAGTTGTGGCAATTGACGTAACTGTGCCAACATTCCACGTTCTATTAGCAGTCAGGTTAAATGTTACACCATTTATGGTAAGCTCAGTAGTGTTTAATGCGCCATCAGTAATGCCATACCCTGCAAGAGTAGTAGGTGTACCTGTAATCTTGGTCCATGCAAGTGAAGTAATCCAAGTCGGGTTAGCATAGGTCTGGTCTGTACGTACATCACCTACAGTCCATGTCCTATCAGCAGTCAAGTCAAACTGGACCCCATTGATAGTAAGATTTCTTGTTGCTGGAGGAGCACCGACATCACTGAAGGTAAGCACAACAGCACCCGTATATCCGTTAACGCTAACAACAGCATCAGTATTGTCTACCTTCTCCCAAACACTTCCGTTAAAAATAGCCCAGTCACCTAGCTGCCAGTCAGTAATACCATTTAGGTTAGTTGTTCCAGCAACATTTACTACGTAGTAATGTCCCTGAACACCTACTGAGCTCTGCAAGAATGGTACGTTAGTAGTAGCATTCCATGTGCCCTCGTAAGTTACTCCACCTGCAAGCCCATTGATTTGGTTCTGTACCTTGCCAAATGCTGTAAGGATGCTGTCTGTATCAACCACAGTACCACCAGTAATATTCAAACCGGTCAATACTTTATTGATTACAGCTAGGTTACTTAACGTAACTGTAGCATTACCAGGGCCCATAGCAGTAGCCTCACCACTAAGCTGAGTGATGTAGTTGCCCTGAGCCTGGTACTGTGGAATATTAAGAGTCTTGCCAATATAGGTGGCAGGACCGCTTGTACCAGTGGTTGTTAAAGAATTAATTGTGTTTAGATCCCAAGATCTGTTAGCACTTAAATCAAATGTTACAGAATTGATCGTAAGTGTTCTGCTAGCAGGTACATAGACTGTGCTGTCTAGGCTTCCATCAGCCTTTACAAACTGAGTAGCAAGTCCTCCTGCAACAATAAAAGAATCGGCAGTAATGCTGAAAGCACCTAAGTTTACATTCCCAGTTGCACCAGTGTATGGCACAAACTGATTACCAACTATCCCTATTATCGAACCTATCGAGAAGTTCTTGGTGATATTCAAGTCATCTACATCAGTTCCAATTAATATGTCATTGACTGTAGGTGTTGATAGTATTGGGTATGTACTTATCTTTGCCATTTGCTATTAAGTAATTGAACAAATATACTAAAGATTAAGGTAAGAAGTCTTACCATTCGTACGCACAGCTTTTAACTTTTGCTTTCTGTTCTTGCCTTTAGTATATGATACGTGTACCCAGTCTGGATTAAAGTCAGTTCCAAACTCCCATATAATCTGGTCCCAATCAAGGTTAGCAACAATAAAGTCAAAGACCATCTTGTTAGTAACCCCACTACTACTGCCATCCATGTCGATGTCAATCGCTTCGCCCTTACAATGCTGGCTGGATGCACTTCCCTTAATGAATTTATTGAGAGCCTCTGACCTGTACCCAGAGCTGATATGAATAGGAACTCCAAAGTGTGCGCGGATAGGCTCAAATACTTTCTCCGCTAGTAACTTAAAGTTCTCTAAATGCTCAGCAGTAGGAGTGTTGTCAATGCCGTGACGCTTTGCAGAGTCACTTCTAGTGAGCTCTGATAGATTTAAGTGTTGACTAATTTTCATTCCTTATTTTTTTTATCTTCTGAAGTTGCGTATTTAATTCCCATGATTGTGCCGACAATAGAGAAGGCATTCGTCAATAAAACCGAAAACATATTTGACCAAGTAGATCCAATGATTTGCGTATCCTTATTCGAAAGAATAGCAAACGAGTACATGATAGTAGTAATAAACCCTACCGACATAATCACGAATAAGGCAGACTTTACAATTACCTTAATCAGTTCGTTTTGACTTTTCTTAATTGTTGCATCCAAGTCATTAACTGCTGCATCCTTTTCAATCTCAATCGCTGCCCTTAACTTATTTGAGTTTTCTAACTCAGCCTGCAAACTTTTAGATAGTTCACCAATCTTATTTTTACTTACAATAGTTTGGCTAATATCGGTAGCTATCTTCATTATCTTAGTGATAGTACCGCTTTCGTCAAAGATAGGATTGTATGTAGCCTGCAAATAAATAGGGCTACCATCTATCTTTCTTCTTTCAAATTCACCTTCGTAAAATTTTCCAGCCCTAAGCGTTTCCCAGAACTTTGTGTAGTCTTCAGACTTAGAATACTCGTAGCTAACAAAAATCGAATGATGCTTTCCAATAAGTTTATCGTGCTCATCTTCACCCAAGCCCATAGCCTCTAAGAAGATAGCGTTTACTCCAAGGATAAAACCATTTAAGTCAAAGTAAATAATCGCATTGCTACGATTAATTGCCTCCATTCGACTTAGTAGTTCCTCCTTGCTTAAGTTCTTCATTCCTTCTTGAATATCTTCTCAGCTGCCGTAATACCTAAAGCAGCAGCAGATAAAGCAGCAACCGAATAAACTAAAGCTTCTGATGGTTCGTTAGCCGAATCATGGTTGGCATAAAGCGTATAGCACAAAGCTATTGCAGCAAATACTCCAACAAATCTTTTAGAAGATGCTTCTCCATTTTCAGACAAGAAGCCTTTTAACCAATCAAATAATTTTTTCATCGTCCTTGGCCTTTATATGGCTTCTTATAAAGAATACTTCCTTTACTTGTACTAGTCTTGGTCTTGGCAGCTACGCCTTTACTGTTAGACTTCTTGACGTATGTGTTTGCGATTGAAATCTTAGCCTTTGCCATTACTTTATAAGAGCTAGAGTTTTAAGTTTT